TCTGCAGTTGATCGTCTCCCCGGGGGGATAACAAACACTACAGCAGCTGGCCCACAATCGACTATCAGAACAGCTTTTGATGTTAATTTAGATCTATCTCACCTAACGGCTGACATAAATGATGTGCGTCAGCGGATTAATCGGGGTTTCTACTCCGACTTATTCCTAATGTTGGCTAACGCCACGGACACCCGGATGACAGCAACCGAGGTAGCAGAGAGGCACGAGGAAAAACTATTGATGTTGGGCCCGGTAATGGAGCGCCTGCACAACGAAGCCCTCGAGCCACTAATCTCGGTCACTTTCGATGCAATGAGTAATGCGGGTATATTGCCTGATGCCCCCGAAGAGTTGAATGATATGGAGTTAAGTATTGTATTTGTTTCGATGCTTGCTCAAGCACAGCGAACCGTTGGCCTAAACTCGGTCGATCGATTGGTTAGCTCTATTGGTGTTGTCTCCCAAATCAAGCCAGAGGTAATGGATAAATTTAATGCAGATGCTTGGCTGGATGATTATTCGAGCACATTAGGCACAAGCCCTCGATTAATTAATTCTACTGATGATGCGATGAGGGTCCGACAGGCTCGGGCAGAAGCTCAACAGCAGCAACAACAGCTAGATGCCGCACAGCAAGCCGCTTCTGCGACTAAGGATTTAGGTGCTGCTGGATTGGGTGAACAATAGTGCGGACCCATGGTGAGTGGTTTGGGGTGTAAAGTATGAGTCAAGATGGTTTTGAAGGTGACACTCAGGAGTTTAGCGGTTTTGATCCTTACGGGTTTCAAGAGCAAAAGCTAACCGATGAGCAGATCCGGCTTAATACAGAGGCCAACCAGAGGCTGCTTAACGCAGACTTTCAGTGGTTTCTTAATGATCAGGCAGGTAGAAGAATTTTATGGTGGCTCTTGGCAAATGCCGGGACCAACAGATCTTGCTTCCACACCACGGCGATGATGATGGCTCGATTAGAGGGTCAACGTGATCAAGGCTTAATGCTTATGTCCAAGGTAATGGAAGTAGATCCAAGCAAATATACTTTAATGCTAAATGAGGCAACAGAAGATGACAGAAACAGCAAATAGTGCCGAGGCTCCAAATACCAACGAAAGTGGCGATGCTAGTGCTGGAAGTGCTGACACTCAAGATACGACTCTACTCGAGTCTAATACTGAGGAGTCAGAAGTAAGTGAGGAAACATCAACCGATGTTAAGGCTGAAGAGCAGTCTAAAGAAACTAAAGCTGAAATTGATACTGATGCGAAAGCTGAAGTAAAAACCGAAGCCGATGGCTCTGAAGACGAAACCAAAACAACCGATGGTCCCCCAGAAAAGTATGAGTTCTCCGCCCCGGAAGGTGTTGAGTATCACCCAGCTGTTTTGGAATCCTACGAAAAGGTTGCCCGGGATTCTGGTCTTAACCAAGCTGATGCACAGAAGATGTTAGATACCGTGGCTCCAGTTATTCAACAATCAAATGTTGAACAGCTTGAGGCTATGCACGAAGATTGGAAAAAGCAAACGACAGAGGACAAAGATATTGGCGGCGATAATCTCAAAGCAACTATCAATACTTCTCTGAAGGCTGTGGAAACTTTCGGTGATGATGACTTCCGTAATCTCCTCGAGGAAACTAACCTTGGTAGCCACCCTTCGGTGCTACGTTTTTTGAACAGGGTTGGACGAGCTACGAGCGAAGATGGTTTTGTAGGTGGTGGCGATCCTGCGGTCAATAATGTCCCAGTTAGCCAGCAGAGTAATGCCCAGATTGGCAAGAAACTGTATACAAACCCGACTTCTCAATAGCATAAACTTTTAAGTAAATTATTGGAGTCTTAACATGGCAACTTTATCAACAACAACTAAAACTCTAGCCGATTGGGCTAAAGAGATGGACCCGGATGGCAACGTAGCTGTTGTGGCGGAGCTTCTTTCTCAAACAAATGAAATCCTTATGGATTGTCAATTTCGGGAAGGCAACCTAGTCACTGGCGAACAAGCCACTGTACGAACTGGCCTACCTGATGTTTATTACCGGGCGCTTAATGAGCCAATTGCACCGAGCAAATCAACCTCTGTACAGATTACAGAAGCTTGCTCAATGCTAGAAGCTCGAAGCGAGGTCGACGTTAAGTTGGCTAATCTTGGTGGTAACCGTGAAGCGTCACGAGCGCAGGAAGCTCGAGCATTTATCGAAGCGATGAACCAAGAGCAGGCAAGCACATTGTTTTATGGCAACCCTTCAACAGACCCAAAGAAGCATTTAGGTTTGGCCCCTCGTTATTCTGATTTGTCAGCTGGTAATGCTGCCAATATTCTGGATGCTGGTGGAAGTGGCTCTGACAACCAATCTATCTACCTTGTAGTTTGGGGTGAAAACACTGTCTACTGTCCTTTTCCTCAAGGTTCTACAGCTGGTCTTGACCAGAAAGATCTTGGCGAGATGACTACTTTTGATACTGCCGGGAAACGTATGCAAGTGTTTGCTGAAATGTATAACTGGGATTCTGGTTTGATGGTTAAAGATTGGCGCTATGTTGTTCGTATTGCGAACATCGATGTTAGTGATCTAAAAGCTAGAACAGGGACTCAAGCAATAGCTGCAGCTACTAATATTCTTGATCTTATGGATGACGCGATTACGCAAATTCCTAACATTAATATGGGTAAGTCATGCTTCTACTTGAACCGTGGAACAATGTCAGGTCTTCGTAAGATGGCCAAAGACACTGCATCCAGTGTGTTGGCGAATCAGGCAGGTTTGGATCAGTTTGGCCTACCTCATCGATGGACCGACTTTAACGGTGTACCCCTACGGCTATGTGATGCGCTTCTGAAAACAGAATCGCGTGTAACATAAACTTGAATCTTTGAACGTATAAATTACGGAGCAAAATTATGATTACTGATGACCTTTTACGTCTCTCAACGGCTCAAGCAGTTACTGCGTCAGCCGTGTCTGAGAACACTATCGATCTTGGGGTGACTCGAGATATTGGCGAAGGGAAACCTTTGTACATGCACTTCAATATTGACGAAAACTTTGCTACGGCAACGTCTGTCAACTTTGAAATTATCACTTCGGCTGCGGCAGCATTGACCAGCCCTACAGTGATTTCATCATCCGGCACAATAGTTATCGCTTTGCTGATTATCGGCAAGTCTATAGTTGTGCCAATACCCCCTCAACTAGCTTCGCTGGGTCAGCGATACTTGGGTGCTCGATACGTTATCACTGGTTCCAGTGCCACAGCTGGCAAAGTTACTACTGATATTGTTGAGACTGTTCAAGATGGCGAGAAGTTTCATGCTTCTGGCTTTGTAGTCTAGTTAAGATAATTAACTTTTAGAGGAAACACAAATGGCTGTATCAAAATCTAAAGCTAAGTCCAAGGCTGTGTCAAAACCCAAGGCTGCTGCAAAGCCCAAGGCTGCGAATAATAAGTACATCTGCACTGAGAAGTCATTTATTGACAATCAATTGTACGAAGCTGGAGACAAAGTAATCTATGACGGTCGACCCGGATCTAATCTGGTGAAAGCTGAAGATTACGAGCCGGGTGTTGCTGCAGCTGTTCAGGGTGCCACTCCCAAGAAAGCCAACTCTTCAGAAGAGTGGGTTGAAAAGGTGGCTCCTAAATAAATTTCTACTCTCCCTATTGGTATAGGTTTAATGGGGCTTAGGCGCAAGCTACGGCCCCATTTTTTTAAAGGTACATTGAGATGGCTAGTGAAGTTGAGATCTGTAATATAGCCTTATCGCATCTAGGTGATAGCGCGACTGTCTCGTCTATTGATCCACCTGAAGGATCTGCACAGGCCGAGCACTGCAAGACGTTCTACCCAATAGCACGTGATGCACTATTAGAATTATATGATTGGAAGTTTGCCTCGCGGAGATCCGCGATGGCGGCGATCGCCACTCATACCACAGCTTGGGATTATGTCTACGCCCCTCCAGCGGACATGCTGAAGGCCCGAGATCTTATTCCTGACGATACTACCGACGATAACATAATCTCGTATGTATCAACTTCAGCATACGCAACCGAGGTCTACCGAAGAACATCTGAGGTGGTGGTGCCGTATGATATGGAGACTCTAAGCAATGGCGATGAAGTCATTATGACTGATCTGCTGGATGCTATCGTTCGATACACCGTAAGAATTACCGACAGCACAAAATTTACACCGCTGTTTGTTCTATCACTTAGCCACTACTTAGCATCACTGCTGGCTGGCCCAATTATTAAAGGTGAGCCCGGAGCACAGCAAGCGAAGCAATCAGAAGCTATGGCCATTGCCATGGTGGAGACTGCGTTCGCATCAGACAAGAGTCAGGAGCGACTGAGCCCTGCTCATATTCCTTCATGGCTAAATGATCGATAATGGCATCTGTACGTTTACTTAAACAGTCATTTTCAGGTGGAGAGATGTCACCTGAGATGTTTGGCCGTGCCGACGATGTAAAGTTTCAGTCTGGCGCTGCTACTATTTTAAATTATAAGGTAAGACCACAAGGTCCAGCTGAGAATAGGGCTGGATTCAAGTTTGTCATTGAAACAAAGGTTTCAAGCAAGGAATCTACACTGCTACCGTTCACCTATTCCACCACACAAACGATGGTGATTGAGTTGGGTGAGGGTTATATTCGATTCCACACGGCTGGGGCCACACTGCTTGCAGGATCACCAGCTGCTTATAACAGCAGCACGGCCTATGTTATTGGGGGTCTTGTTTCAAGTTCCGGTACAAACTATTACTGCATAAAAGCAACTACAGGAAATGCGCCCGCAAACGCTACTTATTGGTATCCTCTACCAAGTACGGCTTACGAAATACCAAACGCTTACGCTGAAGCTGACCTATTTGATATTCATTATGTCCAATCAGCTGACATCCTTACTCTTGCCCACCCAAATTACCCAACAGCGGAGCTGAGAAGGTTTGGAGCTACGCAGTGGACATTAGTTGATATAGAGTTTGGTGAAAGAATAGCGGCCCCTAGTGCCCCAACGGTGGCTGTTGGTGGTGCTGCCGACTATACATATAAGTATGTAGTCACAGCAATTCACGCTGATGGAATCGGTGAATCTAAGGCATCATCTGCTGGGACCGATACTGGCAACATATTTACCACTGGGTCTATAGGCGCTATCAGCTGGAGCGCCGTCACGGCCGCTTCAAGGTACAGGGTCTACAAATTGCAGGGTGGAATATTCGGATATATTGGTGAGACGGAAACGACCGCTATGACCGATGACAATATTGCACCTGATCTGTCGATCACCCCGCCAATTTATGATGATGCACTGGCGGCAACTAACGAGTACCCGGGAGCTGTATCTTACTTTGAACAGCGTCGAGCTTTTGGTGGAACCGATACCGATCCACAGAAAATCTGGATGACCAAAGCTGGTACAGAGGCAGAGCTTGCCTTTTCATTGCCAACCAGAGATAGCGATCGAATTGCATTTAAAGTAGCTGCTCGAGAAGCAGACCGAATTCGACACATTGTTCCGATGAACGATCTACTACTGTTCACATCGTCGGTTGAATGGCGAGTGACATCCGTCAACTCAGACGCAATTACTCCAAATACAATATCCGTTCGACCTCAATCGTTTATTGGCGCGTCTAATGTTCAACCAGTTATTGTAAACAACTCGGTGATCTACTTCGCCGCGCGCGGTGGCCACGTTCGAGAGATGGGCTACAACGATACAGCCAGAGGTTACATTACTGGTGACCTTTGTTTGAGGGCTCCTCACCTATTTGATGGTTACGAGATATCCCAAGCTGCTTATCAGAAGGCTCCAGACCCTATCGTGTGGATGGTTTCCACATCTGGCTTACTTTTGGGTTTAACTTATGTTCCAGAGCAGCAGGTCGGCGCATTTCATAAGCATGACACCGTGAATGGTGCGTTTGAGTCTTGCTGTGTGGTCGCTGAAGGCACTGAGGATCATTTGTACGTGATTGTTAAGAGAACTATTAATGGCTCCATAGTGCGCTATATAGAACGCATGGACACCAGAAAGATCGATGATGTTAAGGATATGGTTTTATCTGATTCGTCTGCTACCTACGATGGTCGCAACACCGGGTCAGATAGGATGACTATTAGTGGTGGAACTCAGTGGAATAGAACAGAAACGCTAACCGTTACAGCATTACCAGCGGCCTTTGCTTACCCGGCTCTAACAGATATTGGTGACGTTATTGAATTCACGGGATCTGATGGTGGATTGTATCGATTCACTATTCAAGGGGTGACATCAACTACGGTGGTTACCGGGCAGATTGATAAAGCATTACCAGCTGAATTAAAAGGTGCAGCGTGGACCGATTGGTCATTTGCCAGAGATACGGTCACCGGGTTGACTTGGCTGGAGGGAGAGACGCTAAACATCCTCACTGATGGCGCTGTTCACCCCCAGAAGACCGTTTCTTCTGGATCAATTACATTAGACAGGCCATCCTCCGTGGTACAGGCGGGGCTCCCAGTAACAGCTGATATTGAGCTATTACCAGCAACCATTGGTTTACGGGATGGGTCGTTTGGTCAGGGCAGAACGAAGAATATCAATAAGGCTTGGGTTCGTGTAAGCGCATCATCTAGTCTATTTGTTGGTCCTAATGCTGATAATTTAATTGAGGCGAAGGTTAGAACTACTGAGCCATACGGCTCTCCGACAGCCCTTAAAACGGGAGAGATAGAAATTGTAGCGAAACCAGACTGGAACGATAATGGTAAACTATTGATTAGACAGACTAATCCATTGCCAGTATCAATTGTTGGTGTGACCTATGAAGTCGCAATTGGTGGATAGAATTATGGGGATTAATTAGATGGCTTCACTATTATCAGGTCCATTATTATCAGGTCCATTTTCGAGCGGCACCCCAGCTGGATGGGGGGGTGGAACATACGCGAGTGGGGCAACTGTTGGTGGATTTTCACCACTAGCTTCCTCTGGCGCATCCACCCTATCAAGCAGCACCCTAATGATGGGAGCCCAGATAGTATTCGGTATAGTTGGGGCACTATCCAAAGCATCAACTGCGTACAATTCAATTCAATTGGAGAACACTCGGGCACAGATTGCCAGTGAGCAAAGATCTTTTGATTTTAGTTCCAGTCAGTATGGCCGCAAGTTTAACTTGCAGCAGCAGGCACACCAGCTAACCACACAACAGTTCGACTTGAAGCTTGCACAGTTTGGTATGGAGTCTGACGCTATCAAATATGAGGCTCAGGCGTTGTCTGATGACTACTCAGCGTCTATGTCTGACATAAATGCGAGGCAGGCAGAGAAGGAAGCACAAAGTATTCTTGAGAGCGCAAATCAAGGCATTGGCTGGCTCACCGCTAAGGTAGGCCAAGAGAAAGAAGCATTTAAAACTCAAGCTGCTGCTCGGGGAGTTGTGCTTGGTGATGGTAGTACCGCAGAGGTGGTTGCCAGTATGGATTTGATTAAAGAGATGGATGCAATGACGATGAAGGTCAACGCTGTATATGCCTCCGGCCAGAAACGTGCTGAAGTGGTCCAATATCAGAACAATGCAGAATTTGCCAGAATGTCAGCTGATAGTTCAAGGTTGTCTGCACTTAACGCCAGATCCACATCAGGTGTTACTGGAGCCATGGGAGATATTGCTGGAAATTCAGCAGCTCAGATCAACGAAAGAAACTTAGGTATCGATCCAGACAAGCTGCCCGGGCACGTTACCTACGCACCACAGCGTAACCCTAAAGCTGCATCTACATCATCATTAATTGAAAGTGCCACTAATGTTGCATCATCGTGGTACACAAGGCGGCAAACCATTGAAAATATTAGTCGCGCAATCGCAGGGGCTTAGATTATGGCATTGATAGTTCCAAGTACGGTTGTTCAAGGCGGACGCTTTAAGTTTAGCGGCGCTAGTGGTGTACGTTCAGCTGAAGGATCAAGACCATCGTCGTTACTGTCTGGAGCTAATGTTGCTCCTCAAGCAGTCTCTACCATTCGCACTCCCGCACCAGAGCCCGGTAAATTCGATAATACTGTGCTTGGGACCGTTTCAGGGGTTGCAGATCAAGCTGGAAAGGTAGCTGTCTATGTACAGAACACGATAGACGAGGCCGTTGCTAAAGAAGCTGATAACAAGCTGGCTGATCAAATCCGTAATGTCATTATGAACCCTGAGAGCGGATATCTAACCACCAATGGTAAGGGTGCGTTAGATTCTCGAAAGGCTACAATTGAAAAATTAACCAAGGCCCAAGGCAATGTATCAGGGATATTACAGAATGACATGCAACGGGCGTTGTTCGACCGTGCAGCACGTGCTCGAATTAATGGCGCACTAGATCGAGTAGATTCTCATGCAATGCAGCAGGTTAAGGTCTACGAGCAGGCAGAATCAACCGCTAGAATTCAATCAACCCAGATAGATGCCGTTAATGCTTGGGGGTCGTGGAATGAGAAGGATGCCGAAGGTAAATCACATGGGTCATTCAACATGCATAAGAATGCCATGCTGGGTGAGATTTCATCGTACTTGGAGGGGCAAGGATTTAGACCGGGCACTCAAGCGTACAATGATGCCTATAAGGTCACGTCGACAACGGAGCTAACCAAGATCCACAGTAATGTTATTGAGAATATGGTCAGCAACAACCTGACTGGTCAGGCTATTGAGTATTACAAGGAGGCTAAAGATAATGGTGAGATTGATCCATCTGCGTATGACCGAATAGAAGGCTTCGTTGAAGCTGGCGGTGTTAGAGAAACTTCAGCCAGACTGGTGGCAAGCTTGAGCGATCTTCCGTTTCCCGATCAAATAGAGAAGATCAACGCTATGTTTGATGCGGACACAATCAATGCTGATACATATGATGCAGCGATTACCAGAGCAAACAATAATCAGTCGATTAAGAATAATATTGAGACGCTTGAGCAGAAAGATTACACCCAAAGAGTCAACGCTTGGGGGTTGGAAAACCCTTATGGGACGGTCTACGATATGCCGACAGAACTGTTTGCTGAGATGGAGCAGTATGAGGACGTTTCTAGATTCCAAAGCTTTTTGAATAACCAGAGGAGCCTTCAAGGGGAACCAACAAAGGATGGTCACAGGTGGTATATCGAAGCAATAGAGATGTCTAGGAATCGTGACACTCTTTATATAAATAAAGATGGTTATACCCTTACCCAGACAGAGTGGGAAGAAGAAGGCGAAGGCAAAATCTTTGGTGGCAATCCCATCAATTTTAGCGTGGACTTCAGACCCGGGAACTTCACTAAAACAACTGGCAGAAATGTTTTCTTGGATACGGATTACGAACTAAGCCGTGGAGATCTTGGTGCAGCGTTCACTGATGAACTAAAAAACCTTCAGATTGCCGAGAATAATAATGACATAGAAAAAACTGATTCTGAAGACCAATTCGCAGAGGGTATGAAGATTGTTAAAGACAAGCTGGTTGCTATCGGTTGGGACATGACCCCGGTGCCCGGCGATGAAGACTCCAAAAATATTCTGGCATTTAAGAGTGCTTACCGTCAGGCTCTTATTAGAAAACAAAATCTCAAGAAAGAGGGACCTCTTACACTTCAAGAGATCGTTGACGAGGGTTATTTTCTACTCAAGAATGGCACCTTTATCAACGAGAAAAGATTGCGCGGTAGATACGATGATTCTTTGTATAACTTCCAGATCCCTGATGAGGCTAAAATAATTACTCGTTTCAGGGATATTCCAGAGGCTGATCGGAACGAATACAAAGCCATCCTCCAAGAAGAGCTTGGCCCCAAGGCTCGTGTAACCGGGCCGATGGTTGAGCGAGCATACAACGACTACCTGCTTGACCAAGGGGCACGATAGTAATGGAAGACCTGTTTGGGTTGGAGGATGACGATGATGATATCCGAGCAAACGCTCTGGGCTCTGATTCAATACTAGACACCCCAAGCAAAAATGTTGAAGGCTTTAGGGATTTTGTTAAATCTGGTGGTGCTCAAAAAAGACAAGCCAATCAGGATAACCTTATAGGCTTTAAGGATTTTGTTAAGTCAGAAGGTGAGAATCATCGCAAGCAACAAGCTAACTTAGCCCTGTTTAATGCCTCGAGCCAGAATCCAGATCAGGCCGCTAAGGATTTATCTATAGCTCAGGCTGAGAACCTCCCGGTGGAGGTTATTCAATCTGATCGACCGTTTTATACAGCCCAAGACCAGTTTAATAAAAGTTTAAATGATTCACTGGATCTTCCAAGCACTCGATCTTGGCTGGCCAACAATCAAGAATATGCACCGCTTGCTCAGGACACTCTAGCCCAGCTAGGGCTTATTGAAAAATCAGTTCGCAACCTAGTTGGTGCCACGGTTGGTCTGGCTGGTATGAGTGCAGCTTCAGCAGGTACTTCCGTTGCTATCACCAGCCGGGTGATGGAAAGATTACCTCTACCGGAATTTATAGACCCTCTCTGGGAAGGTCTTGAGTATGTTGGTGAGTCTTTAGAATCAGGCGGAGATGTCGTAGTTGATTTTTCTCAAGACAGGATTCAGTCCCAAGATAATAAATTTGACATGACTGTTGCTGGGTTTGGCCAGATGTTAGGTCAGATGGGTGCGCTTAAATACTCTGCAAAACTAGCTTGGCCCCTAATGTTTGCTATGGGGATGTATGAATCTCGCAGACTAATTGAGGATGACCCAGATTCAGCCGGGTCATCACAGGGAATTCAGGATCTGGAAGTTATACTTGGTGGAGCGGAAACTGCTATCACAGAGATGGTGTCCACCTACGCCCAGCTAAAACTTTTCAAAGTACCTGCAGCGATGGGTGTCACGAACAAGCTCAAGGCTAACCTAATCACACTTGCTGGTGGTGCTGCATCTGAAGGTCTGCAGGAAACCATGGAGTCAATGCTCCGAGATTATGTTCATTCTGCTCTGTCGGCTGACGATGAGTACGAGCTTGAGGATTCATTTGGGCAATCGATTAAGGAAGGTGAGATAGGATCATACGTTGGCTTAGTTACCCAGCTCTTCCTGAACGGTATAAGAGGCACCAGAGCTCGTCGAGATAAGAAATTTTTTGATGATCTGAATAAAGCTTCTGAGGACCAACCGTTAAAAGACCGATCCCAGAAGGCTTATGAAAGCATGGCTGAGGCTGTGACTGAACACATCTCTCAGGACAATGAGACTGGAGAACCTATAACTGAATTCCACGTAAATGCGGAAACTTTCAAGCAGACAATGGCAGAGCTAGATGCTACGCCAGAACAGATTGAATTAATGTTCCCGGGGATGACTGAGCAGCTGGACGAAGCCATCCTTGAGAATGATGACGTCACTGTCCCGGTGGCAAACTTTGTAGGTAGGGTGGCAGGATCAGATGTCGGTAACGCCCTCAGCCCTCACCTCAGACGAGATGGCAATGCTCTATCACTAACTGAGCAGATAGCCGCTGAAAAAGAAGCTGGATCGTTTACCGACATAATAACGAAGGGCGCTGAAAAAATTATAGCTGACCAGAAGACCACCGAGGAATTCAAGGCATCAGCAAACGAAGTTAAGAACATTATCGAGGGCCAGCTCAATGCTGCCGGGCGATTCTCTAAGGATGTAAACAAGAAGTACGCAGAATTTGTCCGTGACTTCTATATCACTCAGGCTCAGGCCACAGGGATCTCGCCATCTGAATACTACGAGCGATATCCGTACAAGGTAAGTGATGGGTCCATACCAGCGACATCAGACGCTGACGTCCTCACACAGGCCAAGAATGCAGGCTACCTTGGGGCTGACCCATCAGAGGCATCTGAGTGGCTTAGAGCGGTTGCTAAGGGCTTGGATATGTCTCTTGAGGGCAGGATGGAAAGAGCCCGGGAGATGGGTTTTGATATTGATGAATTGCGATACCACGGGACTGATGCTGCGTTTGATTCTTTTGATATTAAGGCTGAGAGAGTAAACAGAGCCCAAAACTTAGAGGGGATATACACCACCAATCGCAAGGATTCGGCAGAAGGATATGGGGATAACTTACTAACTTTGCTAATAAAGAAGGGTAAGGTGGCTGACGGTGATGTTATGCCGAATCAAGCCATGATCGATAAGTATGAAGAGCTTCTGATAGAAGAAGGTAGTTATACCCGGGAGGAGTCGGATGGTAAGGGGGGATTCAAAATTAATGATTGGTTCTATAAGGAAATACTTCCTGCGTATGCAGAAACTGGGAGAATGAAGCCCAACCTCCCCGGCTCATTGAAAACCGAAGTTCTTAAAGCTGGTGGATACACATCTGCAAAGGATGGACCTGAAACTGTTAATTTTTATGCAAACGATGTTAGGTCAATAGACGCAGCCTTCGACCCTGACTATGCGGACAGCTCTAACCTGCTGGCACAACCAGCCATTCGACGAAAGAACAAACGCCTGAAGCCCGGTAAGAAGAAGGTTACAGTTAAGGAAGTTGGTGAGTTTTTTGATGAGCTTCATCTTAAAAAGAATGGTGAGGTTTGGTCCTACGATAATCCTGAGCATGTGAGGCAGGTAACCAATCGACTGAACGCTGAATTTCGCTACCAGATGGAAGAAGACGTAATGGGTCTTGGTTGGTACGACGAAGATTTTGCCAATACGCTCGAGCTGACAATGAAGATTATTCCAGATCTTAGGGATAATCCGCCACTGCAGAGGTTGTTAAGTGTAGTTGCGGCGATCTTGTCTAATGGAAATAAAGCCAAGAAGAATTGGGAATATGCGGCGGAGAGCATGGTGCATTTCCTAGACGAAGGATCTTTCCCTCTACGTAATCCAGACTCAGGAAAAGTTTACGGTATTAGAGGGCAGAATATATCTAAACATCTCGACCTACTAAACAAGATGGTCGCTGATCTAGGCGTAGATCAGACATCGGAATTAATGCTTCAGCCGCACACCATCAAAGAGCTTAGGGTAATTAAAAAGAAATACGGTGGCGGTGCAATTGAGGGTGTGCAGACAGATATCAGGCTTGGTGTTGTGATGTTTGGCGAGAAGATCGGACCGTTTATGATGAACATGAATGGTATCCATGAGGTGACTATTGACTCTTGGATGACTCGGCAGGCGAACAGACACTTTGGCAAGATGGTGGACCATACCGGGAATGAGTCTACTGGCCTGACTGGCGCACCGAAGAACGCAAAAGAACGGGCGGTGATGAAGAAAATGATCAACGCAGTAGCCAAGCGAAACAAGGTTACGCCTCAAGATGCACAGGCTGTATTATGGTATTATGAACAGCAGTTATTTAGTTCACTTGGAACCAATTCAACCCCGGAGGCTTTTTCAGATGGCGCAAAAACTTGGATCAACAAAAGAGAGCAAGAAGGCAAGAGAAGAAGTGAATCAGGTGAACAGCTTATTCGGCAGGCTAATGAAGATCAAAATGCAGAAAGAGAAGGAGTCTTCAACCAGACAGCCCGGGTCCAAGCCCAGCTAAGTAGAGCCAGTGAGATAATCAATATCCCCGGGATTGGGGATGTCGAATTTGGTATATACGATAAGGCTGTTGAAGCAGCGAAAAGCTATGCTAAAAAATCAGGGATTGAATATCAGGAAGTAGAAGAGAGAATTCCTGTATCCCGGGAAAGGGCCGAGAAGATAGCGCGTGAATTTGATCTCATGGAGCACCGACCCAACGACCCGGATGTTGCTGCTGCATACGATGCACTGATCAAGGAAACTTTAGCCCAGTTTGAAACGGTACTGGAAACTGGTTTAAAGATTGAATTCTTTACCGGGGAAGATCCATACCCGAATACTCCTCGAGAAGCCATCCTTGATGTCATCGAGGATAACCATCTGTGGGTATATCCAACCGAGCCTAGCAGCTTTGGAAATGATGGTGCGTTTGATGATTCTAACAACCCACTTCTTCAAGAGACAGAGTTTGTAATTGATGGTAGAGTTCTGCTTGCAAACGATGTGTTTAGAATCACCCATGATTATTTTGGGCACATTAAGAATGGTAATGGCTTCAGGGCTGGTGGTGAAGAGAACGCTTGGCAATCTCACGCTGGGATGTACTCACCTTTAGCCAGACGAGCACTTACAACTGAAACGAGAGGTCAGAACAGCTGGGTAAACTATGGTCCTCATGGGGATCGAAACAGAACGGCTAAAACAGAAGACACAATCTTCGCTGACCAGAAAATAGGATTACTTCCAGAGTGGGTATCTAATGAGCAACGACAAACTGACAAAACAAGACTGGAACGACATCGACGATTACTTGGAGAAAGGCTTCAAGGCGCAATCCGAGCAGACGGTAGAATCGATCTCGCCCACTTCACAAACGAAGAGTTCGACAGAACAGATCCAAGCCGAGGAGGAACCGGGGCAGACAGACGATCAAGATTCGGAATCCAAAACGGTACCTTCTTTGGCGTCACATCGGCGGTTCAAAACAGGTATCGGTGGGAGAATGTAACTGGCCGGACAGCTAAGTTTGCTTCCTTTGCCCCTGAATCTGTTTATGCTGTAGAGGATGATTATTTAGAGTTGGTTCAGAGATTCCCTGCCGGGAATATAGATATCGATGGCACATTAGATGCGCTTGTTGAGAATGGTTTCTCCGCAGTATTCTTAGAATCTCCCACCCATGGCAAAGTAATAGTCGCCCGAGATCCTCTTCAGATCGAAGAGAGTCGTGACATCACTCAGCAGGAAATGAGTGGTGCTGCCCCAATTAAGTCCACCATGCTCGAGCAGGGCGATGTATTCAATCAAACTAAAGTAGAGCAGACCGACACAGCCGAGTTCAAGGAGTGGGCTGGCACCGATCAGGTAATAGATTCTGATGAAATAAATTCCACGGACTTCTCAGGTGAGGGTCCGTTTGTGATGAAGGGGTTTCATGCTACTACGCATGATGTGCAGGAATTCGACTCCAGCGTTAAAGGAAATCCTGATGGTCAGTTCGGCCAAGTCAATTATTTTACTTCCAGCGATTATGATGCCGAGACTAATTATCTGGCGGACGGCACCGACCTAACTTCAAGAATTGAAAGTCGGACTGAGCGTCTAGAGCAAGAACTTGAAGACAGTTTGGGAGATGATTTTTATGATTTAAAAACCATAGCCAGAATAGACCGGATCGAGGAAGTTACCGGAACAAGAATATCTCCCATTTACGTCAGGGAAATATCAATGGCAGCGGAAGAGCTTGCTAAGAAAGAATTGGTTGGTGATGGCTCACAGGTGATGGAGGTTTATCTAAAAACCGAAAAACCATTTGTTGTTTCTGAGTCACCCGGTGGCACACCTATTCTGGAATTATTCAATTATGAAACAGTTAACAATGCTTCTATCGAACAGGCCGCAGAACAGTCTGGGATTGATGATGCGGTGCTGCGTGATCTGATAGAGAAGGGTGACTCAGCTGGCTACAGAAACGCCACCAATGAGGAACAGGAAGCCCTCGATCTTGTTGAATCTTTAAGGTGGGAAATACAAGAGCAGGAATCGGAAGAGGTATTCCAAGCAATCAGAGATGTTGCCATAAGATACGACATTGATGGGGCGGAGCTGCTTGGGGATTTATATGAAAAACTATCCGACGAATTATCAGATGGGTCCGTAGAGCACGGCTACCTAGAAGGAATTCTAAGGGAAAATGAAGATTTAACAGGGGCTTATGATTACGACAATGGAGAGTCGGTTGGTAACAATATTATTAGAGATATAATCAAAGAGCTTGGTTACGACTCTATTATTCTAAAAGATGCAGAGCAGAGATTCTCAAGCATGGAGATGGCTCGTGGAACTGCCCACATCCACATATTCGATGCTAACAACACCAACATTAAATCAGTTGATAATGCTGGTACGTTTGATCCGTCCAACCCCAACATTTATGCCCAACCCGGTTGGCACGGAACGCCCAACGGAATATTTGATAAGTTCAGCCTTGAGGCTATGGGTACTGGCGAAGGGGCCCAAGCTTATGGTTGGGGGATGTACTTCGCTGGTAGACGAGCGATAGGTGAGTTTTACCGGGATGCCCTGTCTCAAAGCGATCAGGATTATACGCTTCGCGGTCAAACTAGAGCCGAATACGAAAATGGTAATGAGCACCTTGGGATTGCAGTTAAGCAGTTAGGGATTAGGACCTTGGGTCAGCCCACTGGATTCGTAGTGACAGTTGAACCGTTTGAAGTGGCTCGGCAAGAAATTATTGAAGAGATGAAAGCCGAAATCGATTTGTGGTCAACAGATGCAGACATTGATCCATCAGACCCCAACAAAGAACACTTCAAACAGATCGATGACAGGAACGTGGCGGAGCTTTTAGAAGCTATTGAAGTTGTTGAATCCATTGAGTCGGGCGACATAACCGCAGAACGTAAAGGTAACTTATATGAGGTGACTCTACCTGAAGATTCAGACTTACTATATCGTGATGCAACGATGTCTAACCAGACGAAGGGCATCTCCGACAAAATAAAAGTTGGGCTTAAAGGGTGGGCCGCGAAGCTTGAAATTAACTTGGATACGAAATCAAAAGCGGCGGAGAAGGCTCACCAGTTTGCCAGCGATAATCCAGAGTTAAACAACCCCCCGGTCCTTGGTAATAAGGCTGGTAAATTAGACATAAGGGCCAACCGGGTCAACAATGCTATTTTTTCTCTCCAAGAATCTGGGGTGCTTGATTCAGATAGTTCAGTGTGGGATGACTTAACTGGGCGGGATGTTTATAAATTAATTGTGGGGCTCATGGAAGAATTGGCTGGCGGACCCGGCTACACCCGAGGCGACAGAAGCGCATCACTGTATTTGAATAGCTTGGGCATTCCCGGTTTGAGATATAAAGATAATGTTAGTCGTGATAGTGACAATGACAATACCGATAACTACGTCATCTGGGATGAAGATGTAGTCACCATTGAATCTGTCAACGATGAGAAGCGACAGGCCGAGCTGCTGGAGCAAAATAAGAGAGATGCGGTCCGAGGAACATTCGACCCATCCAAACTACTTACTACACTCAACGAGGATGCCGACTACACCACGTTCCTTCATGAGTCTGCCCACTTCTTCCTAACTGTATACGCTGACCAAGCTGGACAGGAGAACGCGCCGCTACGGACCACTGAGGACATGCAAACCTTGCTCGACTGGTTCGGTGTTAAGGATCTGGCTACGTGGAATTCGATGTCTGTCGATGAGCAGCTCAAATTTCATGAGCAGTTTGCCATGAGCTTTGAAGGTTAGCTGATGGAAGGTAAGGCTCCAAGCGTTAAAATGCAGGGTCTGTTCGATCGTTTTGCTGCATGGTTACGAAATGCCTACCGATCAATTAAGGATCTGAATGAGATCTTCAAGAAAGAATTTGGTTACGACATGCCTATCATGACTGGTGAGGTTCGTCAGGTTATGGACCGAATGCTGGCCAGTGAGGACCAGATCACTCAGGCTAAAGAAGTACAGAATATGATGCCCATGTACGAGAATCAGGAAGACTCTGACATGGATGATGAAGAGTGGACCGATTACAAAGCGGCCCAGCAGGAAGCTGATGACGCAGCCAATATGAAGCTGGGTCAGGATAATGCCAGACAGGTTAAGTGGCTATCCAATGCTAAATCTAAAATTATTGCCAGAATGCAGTCAAAGGTTCGCGGACTTCGGAAAGAAGCTCGAGAAGATATAGCTGCTGAGGTTACTTCACAGCCGGTCTACCGGGCGGTACAGTTTTTCCGCCGTGGTGAGATTGTAAATGAAGAGGGTGAGATCGAAAAAGTTGAAGAGCACAAGCTCGACTCCACGGCGATTAAAGAATTCTATGAAGATACCCCGGTTGATGAGGTTCCAGATTTAGGCAATCTGAAAGGTATGACCAAGCAGGGTGGCATAGCTCCAGATGTGGCCGCTCAGTTGATGAACTATCCGACCGTCGATGAGATGATCAAGGATCTGACCGAAGCCAAGCCAGTTAAGCAGGAGATCGATGAGCAGGTTGATGCTTTCATGCTGGAGAACCATGGTGAGTTAATGGACCAGAAGGCCATTGATGCCGCTGTAGACTCTGCGCTGCACACAGAGGCACGTAGTAGGCTTCTATCCACTGAACTACGCCACCTAGCCAAGTCTGGGCAGCCTGTGCGTGTGTTGACTGAGGCGGCTAAGAGGTCCGCACAGCTGAGGCTCGAGGGTAAGAAGTTCGTTGATGTCCGACCGAAGAAATACATCGCGGCCGAGGCCCGATCAAGCAAGGCTGTTTTCAACGCACTGCAGCGTGGTGATACTGAGGGTGCCATTCAAGCCAAACGTGAGCAGCTTCTAAACAATCAGCTGGCGATAGAATCTCAGAAGATAGTTGATGAGTTTGAGAAAGGCCGAGTACGGGCCAATAAGTCTCAGAAGAAATCGGCCCAGAAGAAAATGCGCGGGGAATTCCTGCTGCAGCTGAACCACCTGTATGGTCGTTTCGATCTGCGTAAATCTGTATCACTAAAAGAGCAAACCGAAGAGCGCAAACCGATCGCTGATTGGATAACCGCAGAGACTGAGAAAATGGCAGCGGCAATGCCGGGCCTGCCGGGCTGGATTCTTGATGATAGTCTCAAGAAAAGCTACAAGCAGATGAACATCCTTGAGTTCAGGGATCTTATGGATTCCGTGACTCAGTTGGAAACGCTGGCTCGTCGTGAAGAGAATATGTATCAAGCTGTTCGTAATCAAACCTACGAGCAGGAAATATCTTCAATACTAGCTGAGTTTGAAGAAGCCAACCCGGATGTTTTTGAAGAGCCCGGGGTTCCTAAGCGATATAGAAAAGATGACAAACCCTACAATGAGCGGCTAAGAGATAACCGCTGGTCTGGCCTCGATGGCGAACTCATTAATGTTGAAAACTTGCTCGACATGATGACTGGCGGTAAAGGCAAGAAAGTATTCGAGTCATTGTTTAGCAGGATATCAAAGGCTCAAGACAACCGAAATGAATTGATGCTCAAGATTGGCAATATGTTAAATGATGTTACCAATGCCTACACCTTGGCAGAGCGTCACAATATGTCAGGGTCCAGATCTGAAAAGGGCTGGCAGACAAGCACAGGTCGATACGTTACCCGGGAAAACCGAATAATGGTTGGGGTCTACAATGGATCTGTTGAGGGTCAGCAGAGACTGCGTGACGGAAACGGATATACAGAAGTCGAGATGGAAGAGATCATCGACTCTCTGGAAGAAAAAGATGTAAACCTGATTAAGAAATTCTGGCAGATATCCGAGGAGGTTATCTGGCCAAGACTTAAAGCGGTCGACGAGCGCACCGTCGGTATTGCTGCACCCAAAGTAATAGCTACACCTTACATGACCAGATTTGGTGAGGTCGGTGGTGGCTACGCACCTCTGGTGTATGACGGTGATATGGATGTCCGGGTTTATGAATTGAATAATGAGAAGTCTGTTGGTGATCTTCTGGGTGGCTTGGTCCACA